TAATCATCATACGTAAACATTGTCTTCCAACACAAGTAATTGTTTCCCCCATATTCATATCTCCCCAATGAAACACTTTTGGAGCTGATAAAGATCCAAAATATGCGTTGATAAAGATTTTGAGGGGTAACTGTTTCCTATCATATTTCTCGGATAGAACTGGATTAGTATCTTTTAATTCTGCAACGAGTCTTTTATATTTGATACGAATATTACGGAAATATTTCAACATTGATTTTTGTACACCCATAACATCACAAGCTGGAAATACATCATAAACCAATTGAATTGAAGGATAAAGAGATGCGTAGTCGAATTTCACGATATTTTTAGCGTATCCTACGTTAAGAAGACGGGACAATCCACCTGTAATTGCTCTTCTTTCATCTTTTTCAGGAATTGCAAGATTATGTTCATATGACCAAGCTAACATAATGAGTTTCCACAGAGTTGCAGTACCCATTGTGGCTATTCTTTCATATGTTGTGGGCACTAATTTAGATAATAGAAATGTTGACTGACTAAATGAGTCGTCCACAACCATAGTTTCATATAGATCGTCGTCAAGATATTGTTCTATTACTTTTCTTCCTGGCCAAACCTCATATTTACCTGGATATCTCTCTAAAAGTCCTTCAGTTCCAGGATCCCCAATTTGTTTCCATCCTCCACTCTTTGGATTTACATAATAATCCTTATTTCCCAAATAAATTTTGGAAATATACGCCCCATCAACATAAACACGATTTGATTTCTCCTTTTCTAAGTATTTTGTGACATATTTTAGTCCCCATGATTTGATTTCGGAATTAATCGCCTGCGCTCTGCGGACTGAATGTGAAATATCAATGATATTAAACCCCCAAATTACAAATTGATTGTAAGGTTCGATCTCATTTGCTAGTTTTAAAATTCCTTCCTTCAATTTTATTCCTTCAAGGGAGAGAATTTGCGTTAATTTTTTAACGTCAACTCCAACAATTTCAGATCTTTTCATAAGAAATGGAAAATCGAAGGACGCGGAGTTATAACCACCTATAATTGTGGGTTTTAACTCCCTAATTATATTAAAAAATTCTTCAATGCATCGTTTTTCTCCATTTTCCCCAAAAGCACTGATTGTTTTTTGTAAACCACGGTTAGTTTTAACCCCAATTAGGATTATTCTGTCCGTTTCAGGATTTAAACCCGTAGTTTCGATGTCGAACACCAATCTAAACACATCTTCATAATCATCAATTCCCTTAAATAATCTCTTTTTCTTCTGTATAAGATATTGCTCGGCTGGGTTTAATATCTGAAAATATTGCTTTGTTTTTTCTCCCCACGGATCTATTCCACCTTGTTTAAAAAAATTAAGCAACTCAGTATATCCTTTAAGGCTCTTTACTATATAACGAAGCCCGTTCTCAAGCCGAATATCATCATATGTTTGTAATGGCTCGATGATAATACTATACTCCGCCATTTTCTTTTTTTGAAGTGATTTACTCCCCTGATAAAAATTGAGAGCAGTTAAATCACCGACCCACAAGAACGGAATTAATGTGTCTTGTTTAACTATCTTACCCTTTATGGGGTCTTGAATGATTTTATAGATTGTGTTGGTTCTGTAATCGTATTCAATACCAACAATGAATTCTTCTGGATCTGCTCCGTTGAGGAATTTTTCAATAACTTCCTGGGAAATAACTTCTGGCATGTTTATAAATTTTAGTGTGACACATTAGTTTACGGACTTCCGTAATTTGTCTTAATTCAAAAATATAAACAAAAAAAATGAAATAAAAAAATATTTACATGTGTAAAAGGCAATACAACGGTCTCATTGTAATTTTTGGCGACACGAATTCATCAGATGAATAATCTAAATTCTCACCGAATTCAATGGAAATAATATCTTGAACTCCAATTTCCCATGTTTCTACGGTAATACCTGTTGGGTCTAGCATAAAAATTTTATATGTAAAGAGAGGTAAACCTGGTAGGGTTATTTTCTTCAATTCCTCAACGAGTTTAATCAATTGATATAACGGTTTAGTTGATGATGGGCCAATTGGATCTTTAAATGTAACCATCATATCTTCCCATCTTCCACCAACTGTATTACCTTTAAAATCATATGTTCGAAGTATATATTTAGGTTTGCTGGCAATACTTACGAGCCATTCTTGAATACCGAATTCTCTGGGAAATTCCACAATAAACCGATTCTGACATTTTGGTTCATGCGTATTATTAATTGATTCACAATCTTCTCTTTTCATTTTTTATATTTTTTATGTGCTTTTTTTAGGGTTTTATTATAATTTTTGGACTGCATATATTTGTTTCTTCCCAATTGACTGTTTTTGAGAAGCATTAACCCTCTTTTTTCGGTATATGATTTTCTATTTTCTGTTGGGTGTTTTTTCTTATAAAAGGATTTACTCGTTGGAGCACAACCAACCAATAAGATTAATAATATGAATATAATATATTTTTTCAATTTCTGTTAGATAACGTTGTATGGGCTCGGCATTGCTCTATATTTTAACGCCTCGTTTAAAAATTTAGCCTCGTTTGCTTTTCTTTCAAGTAATTTGTCAGGACGTAATCTTTCTAACCTTGCCATTAATTCTTCAATTAACTTAAACTTTTCATCTTTAGCTTCAGTTAATAATGATTGATAGTCCAATTTAACAGCGCTGTCTGGAACTTGGAGTTCTCCAGAAAATTTACCCCAAATCCTTGCAAGGCCTTCTTTGGAATATGCAATAAGATATTTTCTTACCCAGTTTTGAGCTGGCTTATTTAATTTGTCCCATGTTAGAATCTCGGTTTCAACATCCGATGGTAATTTAATAATATCTTTATTCATATCGAGGCAACTATCTCTATCAAACGTGTCATAGTACCAATACCAAACTTTCCAATTGTTTTTACTTATAGACCCGAAGTCAAACCTACCACCTGGAACATTATATAAGTGAACATGTTTCGTTCCATTGGGTCCTGCTGTAACTCTATATGTTAATTCTCCGCCAATTAATCTGTTTTTAATGTTTCTGTCTTGCATCCTCAATAAAAGGTCAAAAGCTGGTAACATAAAATAAGATCCAGACTGTCCAACTTGAGCAAATCCACCAACGCCACCAAAACCAACGCCACCGAGACCACCAAAACCACCCAAGAATGGGTCAATGATTGAATCGGATAATTCTGCCCTTGTAAACCACAATAACTCGTTAATTTCACGGCCTGCAGGAATTACATACATTTGTTGTCCCGCAACTAAACTAAAAAAATCTTTTTTCATTTCACTATTTCCACCAGCTTGTAAACCAACGATTTTTGAATACGCGTGGGTATATTGGGTTTCATAATTTAAACTTCTAGTGGTAAATGCTCTTGTTAACGATTGAGTATCTACATCGATTCCTGCTAATGCTGACCATTGTGATTCAATCAACCAATCACTAACATATTGTTCATATTCAGATAAAGATAACTCCAAGAATGTGTCCATCTGTTCTTCTAACAATTCAATACCCCGAACAGGATTTCCTAAAAGGTGCATAACCTGAGTGTATAATTTTTCTCTATCGGTAGAATTAATAACTTCTGTTGCCATATTTGACTTTATTACATAAATAGTTTATATTTACGATTGTGACAAGAGGAATTCCATATTTAATCCATGAATTAGTTAAGCGGTGCTTTGAAAATAAACTAACTTTATCAATTCAATCAATTTCTGATGAAAAAGGAGAGAATATAATTGAACGTACTGACACATATATTAAAATTACAATATATGAAAGTAATGAGAATGACGTAAATTTTGCTAAAGAGCTCGACATCTTAGTCGATAATCTTAAAACAACTCCTTAATTAATTCTTTACCAAATCCCGCAGAATATTGACCATCGCCCATAACCTGGTCGATGATGTTTTTCTTTCTTTCTAAAATGTTATATATAATTTGTTCAATTGTGTTTTCAAATATCGGATAATATACGAGGACATTTTTTACCTGACCCGTTCTATATGCCCGATCTTCAGCTTGCGAGTGATGAGCAGGAACAAATGAAAGGTCATTCATAATAACTACCTCAGCTGCGGTTAAATTAATGCCAATTCCACCAGCAATAATCTGTGCGATAAGAATTTTTATCTTTGGGTCTGTCTGAAATCTATTTATTGCTTCTTCCCTTTTTACTGTGCTCATTCTGCCATCTAATATTATTGAATTTTTTGGATATTTTTCATGCAACATATCGATTGGCATTGTAAAATTAGAAAAAACAATTGATTTTTTATCTAATTCAAGGCATTTATCAATTAGCTCAGATGTATATGGTATTTTTTCAAATGCAAGAACCTGACGAACCTTCATAAGACGGCCTAAAACCGCAACCACATTTTCCCTATCTGGCTCTTCTTCCTGAGTTTCAATGTTTAGCGTTGTACGGTGTTTATTTTCTTCCGTAATCCTCATAAATTCTTCTAACTCTTCATTATAATAAGTGCTTTTTAGCTCTAAAAAGATTTCTGAAATAATTTTCTCAGGCAATCCTGGAATTTCAACCTTCATTCTTCGTAACATAAGATTTTTTGTTCTTTCCCTTAATTCATCCAAGTTGCTTGCACCACTAGTGTTCCATACAGTTCTTGTGCTTTCACCACTTCGAACTCTCATTTTAAATCCTCTACAATATCTCTTAACATAGTGCTGCCAGTTTAAAGCAACAGGAGAGTCAACAAGTTTTAACAAATTAAAATAATTAATGGGTCTCGAAGTCATCGGAGTTCCTGTTAATAACCATACTTTGGGAATTACTTCCAAAATATCATTTAATAGTTTTGTTCTATTGGCAGTAGTATTGGAAATATAATGAGCCTCATCAACAATTGCAAGGTCAAATTTTTCGTTAACTATTAATTTGTAATCTTCATTTTCTTCTTTCTTGTCAGTTGTGTGATAATTTTTAAGAATATCATAATTTATAATATAATATTTGAATGTTGAACCCCATTTACGACCTTCAATAATCAAAACCCTTTCTTTAGAATAATTTTCAATTTCTTTTTTCCAATTTATTTTAACAGACGCGGGACAAACAATGAGAATTTTCTTTGCCTCACATTCTAATGAGGCAATAATTGCTGAAGTTGTTTTTCCAAGACCCATATCATCAGCTAAAATAAACTTATCATTAGCGAGAAGTGCTTCAATTGCTCGAGGCTGCCAGGGTTTTGGGGGTCTATGATCATATTTTGAATAATCTATAACACGGGTTAATTTTTTTTCAGGTTGTAACACTGCGCCTTTGGGTAACCAAAACGCATGATTCTGTTCGGAATCAAACATTTTACCCCAAATGTGATATGCCTTGTCCGATTCACATAATAACTTTTCACACCATATTTTTTCCACAGGTTTAGTTAATAACTTATCTTCTTGTAACTTTTCACCAAATGAAATAACGAGGTTAATATATTTTCGTGCAACTTTCGGAGTTACTTGATAATATTTTAAAACATAATCGGCTTGTGGACGAGTTAGTTTAAAACTTTTATTATTTAAAAATCTTGTTTTCCATCCTATCAGTTGGTTATTATGACCATCATAGATTGATAGAATGTTTTTAGCCTCAATTTCGGGAATCTTTGTCTCCATATTTAAATTATAACTTAATATACATAATTAGAATGAAAAATTAAATCATAAAATAAATATCCAATTACCTGATTAATTAAATTGCATGAATATTTATTAATATGATAATTTATAAAACAACAAACCTTATAAATAAAAAAATTTATATTGGTCAGGATAAAAATAATAATCCAAATTATTTGGAATCTGGGATTTAATTAAAAAGGCAATTAAAAAACACGAAAAGAGAATTTTTTGAAAGAAATATTATGTATCTGTAACACAATAGATGAAC